AGCAGCATCAACCGTTACGGGTCCCACGGGCTACACGGGCCCTACGGGATATACGGGCCCTACGGGCGCTACAGGTGCACAAGGACCTACTGGTCTTGGTGGAACAATTGCTAACTGGGGTTCATTTTGGTCAACACAAGACCAAACAGCCGCCGCAATAAATACTGAATATGCAATTACCTTCAACAATTCTGATGCAGGTAACACTAACGTATCATTGCAGAATAATAGTGAGATTCACTTTACTTATGCTGGAGTTTATTCATTAACTTGGTCAATTCAATTTGCAAACACAGACACCCAAATCGCAGATGTAAACGTTTGGCTTAAAAAAAATGGAACAAACATTGCAGATTCTGATTTCAAATTCAGCATTATAGAAAGTCATGGAGGCGTTGAGGGTCATGTTCTTGGAACAGTAAACTTTGTTCTTGAACTTGCCGCAAGTGATTATATTGAAGTATTCTGGGAAACAACAGATACAGATGTAAGACTTGAATATGATGTAGCAGTATCTCCTGCTCCTGCGATTCCTTCAATAATATTTACTGCAACTCAAGTAACTTATACGCAAGTTGGACCCACAGGCTCTACGGGCCCGACTGGCCCTACGGGTTACACAGGAGCAACTGGCGATACAGGCCCAACTGGTCCAACTGGTCCGACTGGTTACACGGGCCCCACAGGCCCCACAGGTGATACCGGTCCAACTGGTGACACAGGCCCAACTGGAGCTACAGGACCAACAGGTGATGATGGACAATTTACTGTTACTGGTCCAACAGCACCAACAGCGCCAGCAGATGGCCAAGTGTGGTATAACAGTGACAATGGTCGCACTTACATTTATTATAATGACGGCAGCACTTCACAGTGGGTTGAATTCGGTAACTCTAATCTTGGTCCAACAGGTGACACTGGACCAACAGGCGATACAGGCGCTACAGGTCCTACTGGACCAACAGGCGCAGCTTCTACTGTAACTGGGCCAACAGGACCCACTGGTGCTACTGGCGATACAGGTCCAGCCGGCTCAGCAGCATCAACAGGTGCAACAGGTCCAACAGGCGATACAGGTCCTACAGGAGCTACAGGCGCAGCTTCTACTGTAACTGGGCCAACAGGACCTACTGGGCCAGTATCTTACGAAACAATAAATTCACAAACTGGAACCACATATACGCTTGTGCTAACTGATGGATGGGATATCATTACGTTAGATAACGCATCGGCAATAACATTGACCGTTCCACTTAATTCTTCTGTAGCTTTTGCTACTGGAACATCAATTGGTATTATGCAAAAAGGTGCAGGAAGAGTAACGGTTGTAGGAGACAGCGGCGTAACTGTAAATAGTGCATTAGGTCTGATAACAAGAACACAATACTCTATGGCAACATTATTTAAATATGGCACTGATACTTGGGTGCTATCAGGCGATACGGCGACCACCTAATATGTTCAAAGGAACAATTGCTTCACGCAAACTTAAAGAATATGTTGCGGTTGCGCATCAAACTACGCCATATGTAACTGCTTATCCATGGACGGAAGGAACTGGATTTGGCACAAAATATACAAACCCAGCAACATTACCAGGAGGCAATGCACGCTCAGCTGCGTTTAACAGCAGTCCAAATACAATGGAGTTGGCAATAGGGCATTTTAGCGGAATAGGAATGTCTATATATCCATGGTCTGATTCTGGTTTTGGAACAAGGTACTCAGACCTTGGTTCAGTAACTAATCTTCTAGGTACATTTTTTAGACTTGATTGTACAGCAATAGCAATTGTTGGCACTAATTCCCCATTTATTGAAGCATGGAGTTGGACTCTTGGAAGTGGAGGTGGTTCAAAATTTTCTAATCCAGCAACTTTGCCACCAGACGCAAGTAATACAAACTCGGGTCAATGGCCAGTTTCTTATCAAGGAAATGATGTTATGGTTGGCAGTCAAGCGTCTCCAAGAATTCAAATATATCCATTTAATCAAAGTTCTTTTGGAACCAAATATGCAAATCCAGCTTCATCCCAAATTCGTTCGGCAATTGGATGGGGTTGGTCTCGTGATGGTAGAGTAGTTTTTATAGGAGGAGAAACAGATGGGTCAAACTCACGAGTAGATGCATATAAATTTACAAGTGGAACTGGATTTGGAACTAAATACTCAGCCTCATCAAGTGTTGGTGCAAACTCTATACAATCAGTTGGCCACAGTGGTTCTGATATTGCAGCGATATCAAATAATAGTCCTTACGTAAAAGTGTGGCCTTTTAGTTTTGATAGTGGTTTTGGAACAGCATATGCAGACCCAGCCACAATTGTTGGAAATATACGTGATGTAAAATTTAGCAGAAATGGTGACACAATATTTACTGCTGGGAGTGCTGCTGGAGACCAAATAGCAGCATGGCCTTGGTCTTCATCTGGATTTGGCACAAAATATTCTGCTCCAGCAACTCTTCCAACTGGAGATGGTTATGCAATTGCTCCAAACTATTGGGGTTAATTTTTTATAAATACATAGGAGAAAAAAATGACAAATGAAGAAATGATAAGATTAAGAAAAGAAGAGGTTGAACAATATCAAAAAAATATTGATATGTTCAATGCAATACTTCTAAAATTATCTGGAGAACTACCAGCTCATCTTGAACCATATCGCAAAAGAGAAGATAAACACAAAGCAATTTCGGAAATAGAAGACCTAAATGATGTTCAACTTCTTTCCAATGTTTGGTTTCATGATGAATTAAAAGGACGTATTCGTTCTGAGATGGTAGAAAAAACAAAATCAGAAGCCATACTTTCAATACTAGAAGCAAACCAGTAGGAGTAACTAATGCCAATAGATTTTCCAGTATCACCAGTTGATGGTCAGGTATTTTCTGACGGCGACAAAACATGGGCTTGGAGCGATTCTGTTGGCGCATGGAATCTTGAAACAACAACTACTACTGGACCAACAGGTCCCACGGGCTACACCGGACCAACAGGCCCTAGTGGTCCAGGATTCGACGGTTTTGATTATGAAATCCATGTTTCTGGTATTGATGGAGACGACATTACTGGCAACGGAGACTTGACAAATCCGTACGCAACAATAACAACAGCAATAACGGCAGTAACTGCCAGCAGAAACACCATAGTCGTCCATCCTGGAACATACTCCGAATCACCGTCACTTGGTGCTGCAACAAATCTAAAGGCAGCAGACGGACCAAACGATTTGGCTAGCGGTGGAGTCACCATCAGCGGAACGCTTACCATACCAACCGCTGCGTCTGGTTCAAATATAATTGGAATCTCAGCAACGAGCATTACTGTTTCTGGAACTGCAAGTGCTGATTTTACAAATGTCACTTGTACTGCAGGTGGAACCTTTACCAAGAGTTCATCGGGAACTGTAGTATTTGCTAATGGTTCAATTAATGCTTCTACTAGCATAACTGGCTCAGGATTAGTGCGCTTCATACAACCGTTTCAAGTAGCTAATTTGACAATAAACAACGCATCTGCAGCAGTTGTAGTACAGAATGCCGTTATTCTAATTAATGTTGTCAACACTTCTGGATTCGTGTTAATTGCCAACTCAGGTATTTTTGCAAGCGGAACATATGGAGTCACCAGTGCAGCTGGTGCAATGACGATTCAAAACTGCAATATTGTGGACTTAAGTGGCGCCAATGCAAGGCCAGTCAACATGACTGGTGGAACGTATTCGCTAGTAAACGTATTCTACGATATTACAAATTCTCTTTTTACTGGAGCAACAGCCGTAGGTCGTACCATTGGTAACGAAAACATAAGAGCAACTTCATTTATAACAGCAGGCGGAACATCCAGCCAATTTGTAAAAGGTGACGGTTCGCTGGATTCAACTGCGTACAATGTGACTGGTCCTACCGGTCCTACCGGTCCTACCGGCCCAACTGGCCCGACAGGTCCTACTGGAGATACGGGCCCGACGGGTTATACAGGACCCTCAGGAGACCCAACTCTTACCTTAAATGACCAAACAGCTTCTTACACTCTTGTATTAGGCGATGCAGGTAAATTAGTAAGAATGAATGTTGCATCTGCTAACGACTTAACAGTTCCTTTGAATTCATCTGTTGCATTTGCAACTGGAACACAAGTAAACATTGCACAACAAGGTGCAGGACAAACAACAGTTGTAGCAACATCAGGAGTTACCATTAGCAGTTCACAAGGACTAAAACTCCGTACTCAATACTCAATAGCAACATTAATAAAAGTTGGAACAGATACTTGGTATTTGACTGGAGACACAATTACTTAATGAGAGTAATAGGCACAAACTATCCACGTCTTCCTTATTACAGTGATTGGCTTACAGAAGTTGCCGCAGACAACCCATACGGTTGGTTTAAGCTAAATGAATCTAGCGGTAACGCCTCTAATGCCGGGTCAGCTGGTGGAACATATGCTCTTGGTAGTACTAGTGGCTTAACTAGATTGGCAAGTGGTTTATTAACCTACAGTGGAAACTACGCGTATTCGTTTAATAACACAGCTTCAGCATATGTTTCCCTTGGTGGAACTTTTAATGGAGATACACTAGACCTCAATAATGCAGTTACCTTTGAGGGTTTAGTTAAGTTTTCTTCAACCACAGTTGGAAGAGCATTTATATGTGGACAAAACGCTGACGCAACGGGTTATTTATTTGATGCATATACAGATGCAGGATACGTTGGATTAGCTGGATTTGTAGACAATTATTTTGATACTGTTGTATCTGTAACAACATCTGTTGCTGTAGACACAAACGCATGGTATCATGTTGTTTATACTTTCGAAGCAAACGCATCAACACTTTATTTAAATGGTGAACAAGTTGCAGTAACTCCATTAGCTAACTATACAATGGTTGCTACAACGGGCACCAATTTTATAAATCTTCTTAGTAGATTTAACGGGTCATATTCTCAGTCAAGAAATTCATCTATAGATGAAATAGCAATTTACAGAACAGCTTTAAGTCCAACGAGAATTAGAGCACATGCAGTAGTAGCAGGATTATATTCATGAAAATGTATATTCTATTAATAGACCCAAATCTTTCAATTTACCACTGTGGAAAATGTAATGCACCAGTTTCATCCGAAGAACACGATTGTGAAACAAAAACATTTATGTACTCTAAAGAGGAAATAGAAAATTTTAAAAGACAGATAGCAAATCAGTAATGCAATTAGAAGACTTAGTTAATGAATACAATTACAGAAAATGCCGTGGTAAAGAAGATGCTACGACAGATGAGCTACTAGAGGCATTCGTATTCTTTTGCGAAAATTATGTTTATATCAAACATCCAAACAAAGGTAAAATAAAACTTCAACTTCGTGACGCACAAAAAGAAGCAGTCAAAGCATGGATAGAAAACAGATATTCAATCGTATTAAAAGCACGTCAGATAGGCTTTTCAACTCTCGCAGCGGCGTACTCTTTTTGGCTCGCTTTCTTTTGGTCAGACCGCTTCATCGTTATGTTGTCAAAGACGGAAAGAGAAGCAACAAAACTTCTACAAAAAGCTAAATATATTTATAAGTTCTTGCCAGATTGGTTGAGACTTTCTGGTCCTGAGTTGGTGCAAAACAACGTTCTTAAGATGACGTTCAATAATGACTCAGTAATTGAATCGTTACCATCAGCCAACGAGCCAGCAAGAGGTGAATCAGTCTATCTGGCTATTATTGACGAAATGGCATTCTTGCCCAATCCAGAGGAAGCCTGGGCGTCAATAGAGCCAATTGCAGACGTAGGCGGTCGCGTAATATGCCTATCAACTGCAAAAGGTGAAGGCAACATATTCTTTAACTTATGGCAGGGGTCTCAAAATGGAACGAATAGATTTAAAGGAATATTTTTCCCGTGGTCAGCTTCCGAACGTGACCAAGCGTGGTACGACGCTCAAGCTGCAGAATTACCAGTTTGGCAACTCCACCAAGAATACCCGTCCAACCCCGAAGAAGCTTTCATACGTTCAGGAAGGCCAGTTTTTGATTTGGAAGCGTTGGCGAGACTAGAACTTAGCCAACCCAAAAAAGGCCGCAATAAAAAGCTTTCAGACATGAGAAACTCATACATGTTTGACCCAGATGGTGGACCATTATCAGTATGGTTATTTCCACAAGCTGGAGCTAAATATGTTATTGGTGCTGACGTAGCCGAAGGTTTAGCCAGAGGCGACTACTCGTCAGCCCATGTCATAGATGCTAAATCAGGTGCCATTGTAGCTCACTGGCATGGGCACGTAGACCCAGATAAGTTTGGTGAAGAAGTTCTTTATGCTCTGGGATTCTTTTATAATGAAGCATTGATTGGCGTAGAGTCCAACAACCACGGTCTTACTACCCTAACTGCACTGCATAAGAGCGGTTATAATAATCTTTATCGCCAGCGTAGATTAAATGAACGTAATCCAGAAGCCTCAGAAAAGCTGGGTTGGCGCACAACAACATTAACCAAGCCATTGGCAATAGATGAGCTTAATGCCAATATGAGAGATGGTGTTTTAAACTTAAGATGTGAATATACTGTGGCTGAACTTAAAACATTCGTTCGTGACGATAATGGCCAGACCCATGGCTCACCCCATGACGACCGAGTCATGAGCCTAGCCATTGCCAATCAGATGCTAAAATATGTATGGCTGCCGGAGTACAGCCCCAAGACAGATGCTCCATTTGGTACTTTAAACTATTTTGCTTCTAGAATGCCCAAATCGCCCAAACAAAAAGAACGCTACTATATCGGTGAATTTAACTGGTATAGTGATAAGATGTAATAAGTTTGCCTTATTATTAGGAGATTATTTATGAAATGCTCTAATTGTGGTGCAGAATTAAAGACAGAACAAGACCAAAAGCGCGGTATTTGCTTCAAATGTCATGTTAAAGGAATAAAATTTGGCTTTAGAGGCGTAGAATACGGACAAAAAGCATGGAACAACTCAACCATAAGGGAGACACAGCGCATGTATGAATCAATGCCTGGTGTAGAAAAAGTGCCTGCAAGAAAGGAACTGATTTAATATGGCTGAATGGGTCGTACCAATACTAGTCGCAGTAATTGGAGGGCCCATCGTAGTGCTTGTCCAAAAATTAAGAGAAGAGAACAGCAGCCAACATGCAGAGGCACGTGACCTACTTCACAAGGTAGCATATAAAGTTGATAAAGTGGATGACAAATTAGACAATCACATAGAGTGGCACTTAACAAAGACGAGAAGGAAGAAGAATGAAAATAAAGAAAGCCTCTAAGTTAAAATATGGCCCAACTCCAAAGGCCAAAAAGATAGATACTCCATCGGTTAAAGCCGCAAAAAAAGATTTAGCTAAAGCTGAAAAAAAGTACGCATCAGCAAAAGCTGCTTTGAAGGTAGCTAAAAAACTATCAAAGGAGAAAAAGAAATGAAAGCTAAAAAAGGCAAAGATAAAAGCAAGCCAGTGTTTGGTATAATGGTCGCTATGACCGAAACTCCAATGGGCAAAGCTTATAAAAAGGCAATGAAAAAAGGAAAGAAGAAATAACATGGCAAAGAAGTCAATGAAGCTTGGTGGAGGCGGACGCTTTGCCAAGTTAGAAAAATCCCTGAAGGGCAAAGTGTCAGACCCAGCAGCAG